GGGCAAATCATACGTGGGTTAGCTACGCCACGAACAGGCGTGTCATTCGATATTGAGCGCAATTAATGGTTGATTATGTAGGTATTGCATCGTCTACTAAAAATGCAATTTCTGATAGTGGAACAACCGTAACGCTTCGGCGTTATGCCCCGTCAATGGATGGTAGCGAGCCGTGGAAAACATCTGGATCTGTTGGATTTACTGATTACTCGGTCTACGCTGTTCGTGATGAATTTACAGTAGATCAAATGAATGATCGGGTAGTGCAGTTGGACGATGTTAAATACATCATACCCGCAGATGGATTGGCTATAACTCCACAGGCAGGGGATGTCGTAATACAAGATGATATTATCTATCGCGTTATACGGGTTGAAACAATAAAACCTGCAACTGTCGCTGTAATGTATACCCTCCATACCCGACTACAGGCTAAGGTTTGACGAATCTTGCTTCTACGAGCCGATCAGCTCGCAAACAACGAGAATCTTTTGAGCAATTTGACTTATCCCTACGGGTTGTTGGGAGAGAGGTTCAAGCGGTTGCCGATCAAACAAAGCGTGTCCTGATGGCCGAATTATGGTCGTCTATTATACAGGCAACACCGGTTGATACTGGTCGAACCAGAAACAATTGGATGATCACGTTAGATCAGCCGAATTTAGAATTTGATATGGATAAAACTGGAGGGGATACCAACTTCCAGTTAATGGACGGCAAAAACTGGATCAATAGAAATGTAAGGGCAAACGGCAGAAGAATACACATTACAAATAATGTTCATTATGCGTATGGATTAGAAACGGGAACCCATTGGTATGGGTTTAGTCGTAAGGCTCCAGCAGGTATGGTTCGCGTATCTCTGTTAGGTGGAGTGGTTAGGACTGATCGTCTTATAAATGGGATTATTCGGCGTTGGAACAGGAGAACAGTGGGAGGAATACTAAGATAATGCCAACATTTAGGCAATCGGCAGATGCAATATTTGCGTCGTTTAAAACGGGGATGGGTTCATCTCGTCCTAATGTAGTGATTGCATGGCCGAATATTGAGTTTGATCCGAATACTGATTTCGACCGCAGTGCTAATGAGGCGTGGGCGCGTATCTCATTGCGAACTGCTGATTCAACACAGATAACCGTCGGCACAACAGGCGGTAGGCGATTTAGGACAATTGGATTGGTGTTGGTCGAAGTGTTTGCTCCATTAGGTTTGGGGCAAGATACAGCATTGGCGGTTGCCGATGATGTCGCGGCGAGTCTGCGAGGAATCACTACATCGAGTAATGTGGTGAGATTGGGTGCGTCAAGTATTGAACCAGAAGGGCGCGAAGAAACTTATTATCAGGTAAACATAACAACGCCGTTTGAGTTTGACTTAACGGCTTAGAAGGACAAAAAAATAAATGGCAGATTCAAATAAAGTAGTAGTCAGCTACTATGCTGAAGATACATGGGGAACCGCTAAGTCTGGCGTAGCATACTCTACGTTGCCGATTACGGGTGGCTCCATGTCTGAATCGCCGTCAACAACTCGTTCATCGCAGATACGCACCGATCAGCAAATGGCCTCAAGCAAGCGCACGGGAACAGATCCTACCGCTCAGTTTGATGTCGAGCTTCAAGGTGATAATCTCGATGAATTTTTACGAGTGGCGGCTCGAAATAGCTCAGATTTTTCAACAGCAACAGCGAACATAAGCCCTACGGCGACCGGACATGCACAGATTACGGCTTCAGCAAAAACATTAGTAGCTGATGCAACAAATGCTTTTCAGCACGTCACTAAAGGCCAATGGGTTCAACTTAGCGGTTACACAAGTTCGGCTAACAACGATTGGTTTCAAGTTAGCACAATAACAAACTCCAATAAAACGCTAACCTTTACCGCGGAAAGTGCGGCTAATGTTGCTAACGCAGATCCGACAAGTGGGACAGTAAAGATTGGCTCTCGTCATGTTAGTAATGGAACGGCTGACCCGTCCTATACGTTTCAGGCAAATTATTCCGATGAATCCAGTTCGTTTCGTCGTATGGTGGGCTGTAAGATGAACAGCTTTGGCATTAACGTGTCTCAGGGTTCAATCATAACAGGCTCTATGGGGTTCAACGGGAAACAGTTAAGCCGAGAAACAGGGCAAGCTGGTAGCTCTGTTGCGACTATAACCAGTAACGATGTTATGGCTGATGTAGATGGGTTTGGTGGGCTATGGATCGATGGGACAAAAAAAACAGGTTATGACGTAACAGGTGTTTCCTTGAACATGAACTCAGCGACTCGTGGAACCCGCGTGTTAGGAAGCAGTGCAAATCAAGCAGTGCATACGGGCGCGTTAGAGGTTACTGGTAGTTTGGAGTTGTATCTGGACGCAACATCTTACAGTGAAATGCAAGATAGGATGTTAGCCTATACCCCATTTTCTTTGGGATTTGAAATACACGATGACAATACTGACGATCCTCATGGGCTGTTTTTCTTTATGCCTAAAGTCTATCTCACTGGTGATTCTGGTCAGTTGGGTGGCATGGACTCTGATGTGTTGATGTCGTTTGATTTTGCGGCTGAACCCGGAGCATTGGGCGATTTAACTAAGACAATACAGATCACAAAGTCGTATTAAACTTATTGGCGGGGGTGATGATGCCCCCGCCTTTACTTAGGAGGAAAGCATGGCAAAGATAGGACAGCGTTACGGAACTTCATCTGAAAAAGAGAGAGAGGGGGTGTGGGTAAATCTTGGCGATGACTTGAGGGTAAAGATCGCCAGAGCAAATAACCCAACGCATTCTAAAGCTACGGAACGATTAATTAAGCCTTTTCGCCGACAGGTTTTAAACAACACTTTACCACAAGAAAAACAAGTTGAGATCACGGTTAAGGCAATGGCGACGGGGATCGTAAAAGATTGGGAAGGGCTTGAGGATGATGATGGAAAAACTATCGATTACAGTGTTGATAGTTGCGTTGAGTTGCTCACTGATTACAAAGATTTTCGGGAGGAGATTGCGGAAATATCTCAAAGCATGGAGATGTTCCGAAACGAAGAAATAGAGGAAGAAGTAAAAAACTCACAGGCTACCTTGAGTGGGAGTTCAAGTGGCAAGACCACACCAAAGCAATCGAAATAGCAACAGACAAAGGGACTCACCATCCCGCCCTCTCTACACGACCCACCATTTATGCCGATCTCCAATCTGTTTGGAGAGCGTGGAATATTTTACATAGCTCACGCTCGTTTATATCTGGAATGGCTGTAAGTCCAGCACCGATAGTTTTTAGTGAAATTGCGTCATACGCAAAAACATATCGAGTAGAGGATTTTGAGCAGTTCCTAATACTAATAAAAAGTCTGGACACTAAGTATTTGCAAATGTCTGGCGAGCGCACTAAAGCAAAAAGCAAAAACAAAGATAATGGTCGTATGACAGAGAGGTTTCATGGCTAAGAGTAAACGGTTCGTTCTCGACCTATTAGTTAATGATAATAGTAGGCGTGGCATAAGTTCATTCGATACTAATATGAAACGTGCGCGTCGGTCAGCTAAAGGGGCGCAAAAATCTTTCGACTCACTACAGCGTTCTTCGTTGGGGTTGGGAAGTGCGTTCATGGCATTGGGATCGGCGGCTTCTATCGCCAGTTTGAATAAATACCTACAGCAATGGCAGAGACTTACCAACCAGTTACGCACCGTGGAAGATACAACTGAAGGCGTAATAAGATCTCAAGAGCAACTCTTTAGGTTGGCGCAAGATTCTCGTCAGTCGTTGGAGGCCACAGCGGCTATTTTTACTCGTGTTCGCAGGGCATCTGATCAGCTTAATGTGTCGTATGCAGAAAGCGTTAAACTTGTTGACCTTATTAATAAAAGTGTTGCAGCTTCTGGAACGACAACCAAAGAGGCTGAAGCGGGTATCATTCAGTTAGCTCAAGCGTTTCAGTCGGGCAAATTGGGTGGTGACGAGTTGCGTTCGGTTATGGAAAACCTCGCACCGCTGGCTCGCGCATTGTCTGCTGGTTTAGGTATTCCATTTGAAAACTTTCGTAAACAAGCCTCAAGCCTTTCTGCTGAACAGCTCGCTCAGGGTATCTTGAACTCTCAGGAGATGATCGAAAATACGTTTCGGCGAACAAA